ATATTATTCAGATGATAATGATGAAATATTAGAAATTAAAGCTGAATTTCCTTATGTATCTGATCCATATATAGCTTATAACATGGGTAAAGCTATTCTTGTTAGAAGCAGAAATCAAACAACTATGCAATTCTTAGGTACTCCTGAAATGTATAAGTTAAATGTAGGAGATATAGTAGATTTAACTTATACAGGTTTAGGATTCTCAGGCAAAATTTGTCGTGTTGAAGCATTAGAATTACAGTCAGATGGTTTAGTTGCAGTTAGCTTAATAGAATACTTTGATGTTTATACATGGGAAGTGCCACCGCAAGAAGATTTTGAAGAATTAGCTGATACGCCTTCTGCTTATGCTGTAAAAGCTCCAACAGGTTTATCATTTACTGATACAGATTCTAGCTCAATTAACAGACCATTTTTATCTTGGAATCTCCCAACTGATTTTCCTGATTATCAATATAGAGTTAATGTTGTAGATAGTTCAAGCAATCAAGTATTAAATAGAATAGTAGATGTAACTTCTGTAGATTTAAACTTTATTCCTAAAGGTACTAATTATGTTGCTAGTGTAACCTCATTAAATGTTTTAGGTTCAGAATCTTCTGCTGCTACTTTGACTTTTACTGTTGCAGATGAGCCAACAGTTGCAGCAGATATTGCAGATGGTGCAATCACAACAGATAAATTAGCAGATGATGCAGTAACTACAGCTAAGATTATTGATGATGCTGTAACTAATGCTTTAATAGCTACTGATGCTGTTAATCAAGATAGTATTGCTGCAAATGCAGTAACAGCTACAGAAATAGTAGCTGGAACTATAACTACATCTGAAATAGCAGCAAGCACAATTACATCAGCAAACATAGCAGCTAATACTATAGTTGCAGATGATATAGCTACAGGAACATTAACTTCTGCATCAGGTGTATTTGGCTCTATAAGTGCTGGTGATATTGATACAGGAACATTAAATGCAGCTAATGTAACGATAAGCGGTGGAGATGTAACTATTAATAGTTCAGGTATTGCTATTAATGGTTCTCAATCATCAATTAATTTAGGCTCAGGTGCTTTTACTGTATCTTCTTCAGGTGCATTAACAGCTACAAATGCAGATATAACAGGTGATATAGTTGCAAATAATTTAAACATTTCAAGTGCAACTGTTACTGGCACTTTAAGTGCTGATAATATACAAATAGATGATGTCACCATTGATACTGATGGAAGTGGCAATTTAATACTTGGTAATTTTGATGTTAATACTAATGCTAATGCAGATTCTATAGGTGCAGTTAAAGGTGCTATTGGCACATTTTCAGCTACTTTATTTGTATTGGGAGCACCAATAAGTAGTTTTTATACTTATCAATTAAGAAATTCTGATAGTACAACTGGTGATTTATCAAGTTTATTATCAACCCCAATAACTATTACAGTTCCACCTACTGCAACTGCAACTACGCAGCAATTTATTGCAACTGTAGATATGTCTCCTACAGGTAGTGCTGGTGGTTTTGGTACAGATTCAACTTATTTAACTATTGGTATGTCAACAAGTTCAAGTGCAACTACAACTTGGACTACAGGAGAAAGTTATGAATATGTTTCAGACCATATTCCATTAAGTGTATCTATTATATTTTCAATAACCACATCAACAACTGCATCTGTTACAAGATATGTTCATGCTTATGCTGGTGCATTAGATTTAAATGGTAGTTTTAAGGCTACAGTTACAGTAGAGGGTTTATATAGATGATAAAAATAAGTGTATATAAAAAATCTGATGGAGTCATTATTGAAAATAGGTCAGTAAATACTTTAAATGAAATGAATGCATTAGATGATTCTATGTATGGATATGTAGAAGGTCATTACGATATTGAAAAATATAAATATATTGATGATGAAGTGGTTGCATATCAAAAACCAGCAGAAGATACAAAAATACAAATAAGAAGATTTAGAGATGCATTATTAGCAAAATCAGATTGGACGCAAAATAACGATAGTCCTTTATCTGAAACTAAAAAACAAGCATGGGCAACATATAGACAAGCATTAAGGGATTTACCCTCACAATACAACTCAGATGATAATATTACTGATGTTATATTTCCAACTATCCCTGAATGATTTAAGATATATAAAATAGGAATTTAATATGCAACACGATTACAACTTAGCAAACCAATCAGGTGCAGACTTTAGAGCGGATTTAAATAATGCTTTAGGAGCTATTGCAACTACAAATAGTGGTTCAACTGAACCATCAACTACTTATGCTCATCAATTATGGGTAGATACATCAAGTAATGTATTAAAGATCAGAAATGGTACTGATAGTGCTTGGATTACTACAGGTATAAGTATTACTACATCAAACATACTTACAGGTAACTTAACAGGTAATGTTACTGGTAATGTAACAGGTAATGTTACAGGTAATGTTACTGGAGATTTAACAGGTAATGCAGACACAGCTACAACACTTGCAACTGCAAGAACTATATCTTTATCAGGAGATGTTGTAGGATCAGCTTCTTTTGATGGTAGTGGTGATATTACTATATCAACTACAGCACAAATTAATTCTATTGCTTTAGGAACTGATACTACAGGTGATTATGTTCAATCTATTTCAGGTGGAACTGGAGTAACAGTAACAGGTGGTACTGGTGAGGGTTCTACTCCTAGTATTGCTATAGGACAAGATGTAGCTACAACTAATGATGTTACTTTTAATATTGTTACAGCAAGCGAAGAATTTATTGGTGATTTAGAAGGTGGTATAAGATTTAATGCTAAAGCTGATGGTGCTTTATCAAAAGGTGATGTAGTTTATATATCAGGTGTATCAGGTGATGTTCCAACAGTTGCTCAAGCTAAAGCAGATGATGCTTCTAAAATGCCTGCATTTGGATTAGCTTTATCTGATGCTAATGATAACGCTGCATTACAAGTAGTTACTTTTGGAACTATTGAAGAATTAGATACTTCAAACGTATCTGAAGGGCAAATACTTTATGTATCTACAACAGCAGGTGCTTATACAACTACAGCTCCAACAGGTGAATCAAGTCAAATACAAAACATAGGTAAGGTTATTAGAAGTCATGCAAGTGCTGGTTCTATTAAAGTAGGCGGTGCTGGTAGAAGTAACGCTACTCCTAACTTAAATAATGGCAAGATATTTATAGGTAATGGTTCTAATCAAGCAGTTACATCAACACTTGATACTTCTATAGTTGTTGAAAATACAAATTTATATTATACGCAAGCTAGATTTGATACAGCATTTGGCAATAAAGATACTGATGATCTTAGTGAAGGATCAACAAATCTTTACTATACATCTACAAGAGCAAATACAGATTTTGATACAAGATTAGCTACTAAAGATACAGGTGATTTAAGCGAGGGTGCTAATCTTTACTATACAACAGCTAGAGTTAATTCAGCATTTGATACTAGACTAGCAACTAAGTCTACATCTGATTTAGCAGAAGGCACAAATTTATATTACACAACAACAAGATTTGATTCTGCATTTGGTAACAAAGATACAGACGATTTAACAGAAGGATCAACAAATTTATACTATACAGATACAAGAGCTAATTCAGCTATAGATGCAAGAGTAACAAAAGCATTTGTTGATGCATTAGGAATACAAGCATCAAGTGTAGCTGCTAATTCAGTAACACTTGGAACTGATACTACAGGCAATTATGTTGCAACAATAACAGGCACAGCTAATAAGATTTCAGTATCAGGTAGTGGAAGTGAGTCTGCAGCTATAACATTAACATTACCTGATGATGTGCAAATTGCAGATAGCTTAACAGTAGCAGGTAATCTTACTGTTAATGGTACTCTTACTTCTCTTGATACTACTAACCTAGATATAGAAGATAACTTATTTCAGTTAAACGCTGGTCTGACTGGTAGTCCTGTAAATGATTCAGGTATGTTGATCAATAGAGGTAATCAAGATAATGGTATCTTTATGTGGGATGAATCTGCTGATAAATTTACATTAGGATTAACAACAGCAGATGGTAGTTCTACAGGTAATATTGCTCTTAATTCACTTGGTACTTTAGTTGCTAATTTAGAAGGTAATGTAACAGGTACTATTCAAACAGCAGCTCAACCTAATATTACAAGTATTGGTACGCTTACAACACTTACAGTTGATGATATAACTATTGATGGTTCTGTAATTTCTGATAGCGGAACTTTGACAATAGACGCAGGTTCAGATTTAAAATTAGATGCAGACTCTAGTAACATTTATTTAGCTGATGGCGGTAGTGATATTGCTTTACTTTCTACTAACAACCAAGATTTAAACATACGAAACTTAATTTCTGATAAGGATATTTACTTTCAAGGAAAAGATGGAACTTCAACTATCACAGCCCTCAGCCTTGATATGTCAGATGCAGGTACAGCTATATTTAACCATGATGTAAAACTTGGCGATAACAGTAAAGCTATCTTTGGTGCTAGTGATGATTTACAGATATACCATGACCAACCTAATTCTATAAATTATATAAAAAGTTTCACAAGTAATGAATTAAGACTTGAATCTAATGGTAATACAACAATTAGAACAAATAATGGCGATGATATGGCTGTATTTACTAAGAATGGTGCGGCTACTTTATATTATGATAACAACCCAAAACTAGCCACAACCTCAACAGGTATAGATGTAACAGGTGTTATAACTACAGATGGTCTTACAACTTCAGCAGACATTAACTTTGGCGATAACGACAAAGCTATGTTTGGTGCTAGTGATGATTTACAGATATACCATGATGGTACAAGTAGTTATATTGTAAATACAACAAATGATTTAGTAATTCAAGATGATACAAGAATAAGATTAAGAACTCCTTCTTTATTAGTAAACAATGCTTCTGATACTGAAAACATGCTAACTGCAACAGAAAACGGAGCAGTAACACTTTACTATGACAACTCAGCAAAAATAGCCACAACCTCAACAGGTATAGACGTAACAGGTACAGCCACAATGGATGGTTTGACTGTTGATGGCGATGCTATTATCCAAGATGCAACCCCAACATTAGAATTTAAAGATACTGATAACAATTTGATTGCTTCCGTTGGTGGTGCAAGTGGTTCTCTTTTATTAAAAGCTGATACTGGTAGTGGTACTTCTGGTGAAAGTATGCAATTTCATACAGGCGGCAGTCAAAGAGTTACCATTGATGCTTCAGGAAATGTTGGAATTGGAATAAGTAGTCCTAGTGCTAAACTTCATGTTGTAGAAACAAATACTAATACTATTGTTGGAAAAATTAAAAGTAGCACTAGTGCATCTTACTTAAGTTTTGAAGATAACAGCACAACATCAGGTCAGGTACGAGTTGGTGCTATTGGTAATGAATTTGTTATAAATGCAGGTGGAGCAACTGCTGTAAGAATTGATAGCAATCAAAATGTTGGAATTGGAACGACTAGTCCATCATATAAATTACATACATCAGGTAGCGATGCAATACAAGCATGGTTTCAATCAACTCATGCTGATACTTGTCAAATACAATTATCAACAGCAACTACAAATTCTTTTGCAAGAATAACAAACAATGCAGGAACATTAATATATGAGAGTGATATAACTGGTGATAATGCTAGTTCAGGACATCAATTTAAAGTTGATGGCTCAGAAAGAATGCGTATTGATAGCTCTGGTCATATGTTTGTAGGCTCTAGTTCATATACTGGAAATACAACAGGTTCAGGTTCAGGTTTTTATAATGCTGGTGATGGCATGATATGTTTTGCATCAGGGCAAAGCACTCCAGCTATATTTAATCGTACTTCAGCAGATGGTAAAGTTATTGAGATTCGAAGAGATGGCACAACAGTTGGAAGTATTGGTGCTAATGGGTCATATCCATACATTGGTTCTCATGGTACTTCAGGCAAAGGTTTAAAAATTACCGATGCTTTATTACCAGCTACAAATAGTGGTGGTTTTAATGATGCAGATGTAAATTTAGGTGCATCAAATGTAAGATGGAAAGACCTCTACCTTTCAGGTACAGCTTATGTTGCTACTTCTGTTGGAATTGGAACTGATAGTCCTTCTAAAAAACTTCACGTTTACAATACAGCAAGTGCAGATGTAGCATTATTAGAATCAACTCAAGTATTCTCAACACTAGCTTTTAAATCTAGCACCAATGCTTCAACAGTTACGATTGGTATTGATGGTGCAGGTAATGCATCTTTTGAAAATAAATTGTCATCAGGGAATATGACATTTGTGACCAATGGCTCAGAAAGAATGCGTATTGATAGCTCTGGACGATTGATGGTTGGACAAACATCTGCTTATGCACCATCAGGAAGTGGTGTTTCAATGGGTACTTTTCAAGAAAGTAGTGATAGCAGAACTAATCTTGTTGTTAGTAATCAAAATAGTGGTAGTTCAGCAGGTTCTAGTATTGTTCTTGCTTCGCATGGTTCTGATTATATTATTGAAAATCAAGGTAGCGGAAAAGGTGGAGCATTAACCTTTACAAGAGGCACTACAGAACATGTGCGACTTGATAGCTCAGGCAAAGTTGGAATTGGTACAGCTTCAGGAACAGGAAGTCTCCATGTAACAACTAAAGATAGTAATGGTTCTGATGTTTATTATGTAGCTCAAAATACAACTAGTAATAGATTAGCTGGTTATAAAATATTTGATGAAAGTGGTAATACTGGTGGAGTTTTCCAATATGATAATGGTGGTAATGCTCTAAATATTGGTACAGCAATAAATACACATTTTAGCTTTAATACTAACAATACTGAAAGAATGCGTATTGATACTTCAGGCAACTTGTTGGTGGGTGCTACATCATTTGGTTATAGTGGATCACAAGATGCTATACAGCTTGGTGGGGGTGAAGGAAGAATTGATATAGAAAACAATACTACCTCAACACAATATGTTGTAAGTTTCTATAATCCTAATGGTAATGTTGGTAAAATTACTACAAGTGGTAGCTCTACAAATTATGACACATCTTCAGACTACAGATTAAAAGAAAATGTAGATTATGACTTTAATGCTCTTGATAGAGTTACACAATTAAAACCAGCTAGATTTAATTTTATAGCCGATGAAGATACAACAGTTGATGGTTTCTTAGCTCACGAAGTACAAGACATAGTTCCTGAAGCTATTACAGGTGAAAAAGATGCAGTTGATGATGAAGGCAATCCTGAATATCAAGGAATAGACCAAAGCAAACTTGTACCTCTTCTAACCAAAGCTATACAAGAACAACAAGAACAGATTGAAGCCTTACAATCTGAAATTAATAAACTTAAAGGAGAATAAAAATGGAATGGAATGTAAACACAGTGGACGTACATCCACACGAAGAAGGACACGATGACGTTATTTATAACGTGCATTGGTATGTAACCAAAGTAGATGGAGAATGTTCTGCACATTCTTATGGTACGCAAAGCATAGATACATCTGATCTATCTAACTTTAAATCATTTTCTGAGGTAACAGAAGATATGGTTGAAGGTTGGGTTATTGATGCTATGGGTGAAGAAGAGGTTGCTAATTTAGAAGCAAGTTTGGATCAACAAATAGCAGAACAAAAAAATCCAACATCTATTACAAAAACACTTGAAACTTAGTATATAATTTAATTTTAATTAAGTTATAGGAAAATTATATGAGTAAAGAAAATATGGCAGATAATCAAGAACCAGTAATAATTACATACAATGGCACAGAGTACAGAGCTGCTGATCTAAACGAAGAGCAAATGGCTTTAGCTGCTAAATTAAATGTAGCTGGTAAAAAACTAGCTAGACTTCAAGATGCTTATGATGATTATGTTATCACTAACGAATACAAAAACTTAGTGATTGAATCATTTGATAGGGCTATCAATCCTGAGGTTGTAGAGGAAGAATAATGCCTGCTAGAAAGACTGCCAACGATGTACATTCAGATCTTAGAGTTCATGAAAAAATGTGCGAAGAAAGGTGGAAAACTATTTATAAAAAAACAGATGATTTACAATCATCAATAAATGGTATGCGACTTTGGTTAGTTGGTGGTCTTACAACAATTATAGCTTCTTTAATCACAATTATTGTTAGAGGTTTACTTTAACAAGAATTAATTTATGATAGACAAACTTATAGAACCGGTCGGTGACATTTTAAATAAATTTGTTTCTGACAAAGATTTAAAAACAAAACTTTCTCATGAACTTGAGAAAGAAATAATTTCATTAAACAAAGCACAATTAGAAGTAAATAAAGTTGAAGCAAAACACAGTAATATATTCGTTGCAGGTTGGAGGCCATTTATTGGTTGGTGTTGCGGTTTATCACTCGCTTATCATTTTATCTTAGAACCTATCATACAATATATTCTTATTGTAAATGGTATTCAATATGATACGCCTGAGTTTGATTTTAGTCAACTATCTACAATCGTTATGGCAATGCTTGGTATGTCAACATTGCGTACTTACGAAAAAACAAAAAAATAATATGTTAGATCATATACGACAAATGCTAATCAAAAACGAAGGATTAGTTTGTCACCCTTATAGATGTACTGCTAATAAATTAACAATAGGTGTTGGAAGAAATTTAGAAGCAAATGGTATATCAGAAGATGAAGCAATGTATTTGCTTGATAATGATATAAAAAGAGTTACAGATAATTTAGATAAAATGTGGCCTGTATGGAGAACATTTCCTGAACGTGCGCAATATGTATGTGTGGATATGGCATTTCAAATGGGAATCACAGGATTTATGAACTTTCGTCAAACACGAGCGCTTATGGAGATGGGGTGTTGGTTAGAAGCGTCTGAGGAAGTGTTAAGAAGTAAATATGCTACACAAACTCCTAACAGAGCAGCATATAACTCTAGACAATTAGCCTTATCAAAAGACCATGACAAAAAAGACAAAAGATCAAAACCAAAGTAGTACTAGATTAGGTGCTTTAGGAGAATCGTTAGTAAAAACATTTTTACTTGAATATTGTGACTTTGTATATGATACAATGCCACTACATCCAGCAGACTTATTATGTGAATTAGGTCCTGCAAAATACACAGTACAAGTTAAATCAAGAAATAAAACCCAAGAGGGTAAATATGTTTATGCGACAGAAAGTTCTAGGAGTCAAAGTAAGGTATATCAACAATACCATTGCGATATCATTGCTTTTGTGTTCATGCCTGATAAACGAATTCTCTTTAAACCGAATAATACTTCACAGACATATTTTACATTCCACACAGATATAATTACTCCTGATCTAGAAATAGATAGTTTTAAAGAAACATTAGATGTTTTATCTCAAGTACCTGAATTAAGTCCCTTATTAGATGAGGCCGACAAATAAGGAGTATATATGAGAGGGGAGTTAATATTAGCGACCTCATATCTATTCTACTCCACTTAACTAACAAAAGATAATGTATAAAAAAGTATACAATTATAAATTAATTGTGTATAATAGGCTTATGTTAATTAAAAATAAGGAGTTAAATAACATGAAACATAAAAAAGTAACACAAAAAATGATTAATGATGCACATAGAGCATGGTCAATACTTACTGAATTGCATTCTGAGTGTGATTCTAGGGGCGTACAGTTAAGGGGCAATGACTTATATAATTTCATTAATGGTGGCATATCAACATTAGTTTATGATTTACAGGAGCAGTCTAATGACTAGATACACACTACAAGTTCAACTACCTAGCTTAGGCTGGGTGGTTGCTATGAAGACCAATGATCTATTTGATATGGCTAAAAAGAGAGCTAGATTAATTGCTCAAGGGCATAAGGTTAAATTAACTAAGGAGAAGAAGAATGGATGATGTAATATTCAAAGTTATTATGATTAGTTTCATGGCAGTTTGTTTATATGGAGCTGCTTTAGTAATTAAAGACAAGGATAACAAATGAGAGAAATAAAACTAAACGAAGTTGGTAAAACAAAACCTTTAATATTATCTATAAGAGAAATAAAAGGTTATTACAAAGATGTTTATACTGGTGAAAATAAAGTACAAACAGCTAATAAAGAATATGTTGTCAGAGATTCTACAACTGAAATATCTTATTTAATTGGTGTTAATAGATGATTCCTATAGAAGATATACCTAAGATAACAGAATGGTCTAATAGAATTAAGTTATTAGAAATAAATAATTGGGGCGATCATAAATACACAAAAATTATTTATAACGATGGAACTATTAAAGTTACAGATCGATATATAGATGCAGAACATGAAACACATATATATCCTTCAGATCTTTCTTTACAAGAATTAGCAGATTTATATTACAGGAGAAATATATAATGGTAGGTAAAAAAACTAGTTATGCTAAAGCAAGTTGTTCTACATTACCTGTAATAAAAGGTATTAGCAAATATATGACACAAAATGAATGGTTAGATATTGCTATAAAAGCACATAACGGAATTAATCCTGAACAATACGAGCAAACAGTTATACAAAGAATGGGTGATGTATTAGAACCTGTTTTACTTGAAGAAGCTGCAAGTATGTTAGGTTTAGATTTTGTCAAAACAGATCATGATGAGCCTGTCGAACATCCAGAAATCCCCCTTGCTGGATCATTAGATGGTACTGGCGTTGCAAAACAATTAACATTTAAAAACGGTCAGTATCCTTGGCTCATCATTCCTGAACAACAAACTATTACATTAGATGGTCCTGGTGTACTTGAATGTAAATGTACAAGAGATATACCAACAAATGAATTAGAAGAATGGCGCGGTGTATTACAATCAAAAGGACTTATGGAATGTACTGGATACAATTGGTGCGCTGTAGTTGTATTATGGCAATCAACAGATTTTAGGATTTATTTATATAAACGTGATCCTGAATTTAAACATGAGCTTTATGACATAGTATTTGATTTTGATAATAGAGTTAAACAAGAAGTATATTATCCACCTGTAACAAGTGCAGATGCAAATATAGTTTATAAAAAAGTACAAAAAGATGATATGATATTGCCAGGAGGCACTGATGCTGTCATTGAAACAATTATTGAAAATAAAAGAATTATCAAAGACCTAGAAAAAACAATTGATTATGCAGAAACAAGATTAAAAACATTAATAGGTGATTCATCAGAAGGTAAAACAAATCAATATACTGTCAAATGGCCAATGATTAATTTCAAAGCACAACCAGAAAAAATCATACCACCTAAAGATAAAAGAAGTGTAAGAGCAAAAACATTAAGGATTAA